TTTACTAATTATAGCAAAGGAGGTTTTTTGCTTGAAGCTAAAGCTTTCTGGGAACTCACCTGCATAGCAGGTGGTTTATTTGTATGTGGATACAAAAAAATAATCCCGGACTTTTGTCCGGGATTTTACACATCAATATTTAATTTATATTAACTCTTCTATCTGAATCGCTTCAATGCTAAGTGCCTGACCTACTGTTCCGAGTGTAGCGATTCCGTCAGCTTTTATCCAAGCGCTCCAGCCGAATTTTGCAATATGCACCCTGTATCTAAAGTTACCTTTTAGCCTTAAGCATTCCAGTCTTTTCGACTGTCCTGTCGTTCCTATTACTGTGTCTTTATTTATCTTTCCATAGTCTTTCCAGCCTATATCCTCTATATGTGCTGCTGCTTCTACTTCGTGTTCTGGCCAGTCTATTTTTATTGCTTCAAGTCTTTTTGACTGCCCTGTCGTTCCTGCCACTTCTCCTGCTTGTCTGACCATATCCCATCCGATGTTTTCAACATGTGCTCTGTAGTGTAGTGAGCTTTCTTTTTTACTCTCTACTTTTGCTATCTCATTTATCTCTTCGCCTAATATGCCTTTTACGATTGCATCTGCACATTTATCAGCATTCCAAGCGTTAGCATCGTCTTTGTCATCGACGAAGCAACACTCTATCAGTAGAGCTGGACTTACTGTTTTTCTTAATACATATAATGATTGATTTATTTTGAAGCCACGATTACGAATATTCAAAGCATTTGAGATATTCATACATATCCTATCTGCTATGCTTTTCTTCTCTTCATTATATCCGTACACCTCGACTCCTCCTGTCGAGGCATCTCCAGCATAGTCATTTCTTCCGCTGTTCAAATGAATTGATATATCTAAGTCAACCTTATGCTTATTGCACAAATTGACGATATGCGACAATATCGCATTCTGTGTATATGCTTTGTCGCAAGTGCAGTCATAAACTATATGTCCTTTCTCACGTAATCTAATGATTACTGCGTTTTTGACTTTTCGTGCTTCATTGCTTTCATTCAATACTCCTACTGCTCCTGAAGCTCCGCCTATTCCGAACGGAGCATGTCCTGCGTGCACATTAAATATCATCTTCGTCATCTCCTTTCAAATCCTTTTTATAAAATCTTTTAAACAACTTTATTAGACTATCCCAGCCATTGCAAGCTATATACGCAATGACTATTCCGGCCACAACTGCTGCTAGGAACATATACCACGTTACAGTGTAGTTTTTATAACTCATAAATGCGATAAAGACTACTAGTGTTATAGCAGTAGATAGTATCACGACTACTAGTGATGTTGGCACTTTTTTGAGTATTCCCCATTCCTTTATAAACTGTGTGATGATTGATGTAACTGTGCATATGATAGCTACAGCTATTAATATTGTTGATAAATTGTTGATTAAATTTTCCATGATTATTCCTCCTCTTCCTGGTCATGTGCCGCTTTGTTTATGTACTTGTCCAATTTGTCTTTTGCGCCTGGTACTGTATGATTACAGCCAAGCTGTGCAAGCCCATCGAGGCAGGCTGACATGCAATAACATACTAATGTCATTTCTTTTTTTATTTTCTTTATATCTATATCCTGTTTTTTTTGCTTATTTAGCCAGTTTATCAACGCGACAAACATAGATATAAATGCTGTTACTGCTGCCAGAACTGCCCCGGCTGTGACTATCGTATGACTTGTGATATACATATGTGCTCCTTTCTCATGCTATGACTGTCTTATTTATATAGTCGATGCATGTGTATTGTTTTTTTCTCATGTAAATATCATTGTCATCTCCGACTCTGACTATTTTTATAAGCCCTTGATTCGTGTCAACAGACACGATATTGAAGCAATCATACGATTTTGTTCCTTTATTTCTTTTGCAGTTTTGCCAGTATACGTCATCTGTGACACATTCTGCTACGATATTTAATATTCCGTTTGCCGTATAGCCTACCTCGTCAATATGTTCATGTCCGCATAGGTTGCAAATATGTATGCCTCCTGCGTCGATAAATTCTTTTATGACGCTTTCAAAAGTAGTATTGTATTTACCTGTGTATGTGTCTTTTGAATTAAAGCAGGATATTCGAGTTGAGATCTTATCTGTCTTGCTATGTTTTGCAGTCATAACCTGATATTCATTCGATCTTGCCTGCTCAAGCACGTCCTTCAGCCATTCTGCCTGCTCAGATATGTCATAATAGTCGTCTAAAACTATTAAACGTATTTTTGAGTCTGCAAAATCTTTATAGTACGTCATCGAGTAATCTCCTGACATGTATGTCACATTTAATCCTTGCCATTCTCTTGTTGTTGCCACAATTACTTTTTCATATGTAAGAGCCTTTCCCGCCTGACTTCTGTCCGCATCTGACACATACTGATCATGATTTCCTACGACATTGTAAAAAGGCACATTATTTATCTCTGCATTGCTCATTAAATCTACGAAGTCCTCCTGCCCTTTGTAAACATAGTCGCCCGTGTGTAGTATCATATTTATATTTGAGCAGTAATGATTTGAAAACTCTATAAGTCTATTGAATAAGTCTTGACGTCCATGTATATCTGTGATGTGCATTAATGTCAGCACTTCTTTTTCATCTGTTCTTTTTTTTGCTGTTGACTGGACAAATGCATTCTGCATATCTCTATTCAATTCAACTATCTCTATTTTTTCTGTAATCTTTTTACAACTAATATTTGCCGAAGATTTGCAGCTCAAAGCAATGTATCTTGCGTTGCCTGGAACTGTGTTAATTCCGTAGTATGCGCGTGAAACGAAGTTTTTTTCTTCGTCATAAAATGCATTAAATCTTGAATTTGCCACATTTGTATCGTCACAAATGATATTTACTTTGCTTGCATCTATAAGTTCAACATATCCTGTTCTATGCCATTTGTTGTACTCCTTAAACGTGCCTTTATAGTCCACATATTCATTTTCAATAAATAATCCGAGGTCTAATTCATCATCTAACTTCTTATTTATCTCATCTACGCTTGTGCTTATCTCTGATATTGCGTTCTGAATATCATTTATAGTTAAATCTGTATAGTCATCCGTTGCAGTTACTAAAAAAGTTAACATTCCAGATACTACACTTCCTGTCGAGGTCACTTTTACTTCTCTTGTACCTGCTGCTATCGTGATTGTTGCCCCGCTTATAGCTTGTGATACGTCGTACATTGCTTCTGCTATCTCACTTGTATACGTTAACCATGTCTTATCTGTTGCTGGACTCGTTAGTGCACATCCGCTAAATCTCATTAGCACGATATTTGCAAGCTGATAAATGTAGACTGTGCCTCCGTTCATTCTTGCTGTTATCGTCTGCTTCAACGATGCTTTTTTGTAATTAGAATTAGCAATCAAGCTCTCTACTTTCGTAGAGCTATACGTTTTTTCACTACTCATAGTCGTATCGTCAATGCTTGCTTTCTTCTCAATATCTGCATATACATCTCTAAGCTGCTGCTCCACTACTGCATATGCGTTCATTAACTGTCTAAACACGCTGTCGCCCGGAGATGGGATGACCTCTTCAATGATTTTTCCTGCTTTCACGTTATATCTGACAAGTCCTGACGTCATTTGACTTAATGCATTTATTCCGAATATGCCTATTGTGATTTCTCCTGCATTTTTCAATATTGTTGCAGGAACTATCGCAGTATTGCCAGCAAAAACCGAATATGACGATTTGTTTGTTTCGTCAGTGAAGATTGCCGTCTTTGAAAAGCTATCCCACGAAGAGTCGAACTCTACTTCGATTCTATCGATATTGTTACCACCTGCACTGATGGCAGGTTTTTCAACAACTGTAAGCATATGCTCATCTGTTCTTAATTTAAGCGTACTCATCTATTTGCTCCTTTCTATTCTGATGATGCTGTGATTATGTTTATTTTAGAGCCGTCTTGGAGTTTTACTGCCCCAGGCGTCAGTATTGTTTTTTTATCAGCTGAGCTGTAAGAGCTAACTTCCATTCCATTAGCATTAAGATTAATCTTTACCGTCTTTCCGTCAGTGTAGTTTATTCCTGTTCCACTAATCGATGCTACAGTATTTGTACTCTTGTCAAAAATCATAACTGTATGATTAATTAATTCCAATTGATATTTGTTGTCTGAGATTGTGATACCGCTTGGAGTTATTTTTATCGTGTTCTCTCCATACTTAAATTCAAGGATGTTTTCAGAGTTGCTTGCTGCTTCCACATGAATACTTCCACCCGTCATCTTAAATGACGAGCATTCCATTGCTCCGTCTTCGCTCATCTTGCTTTTGCTTGCGTTCCACGATAGCTTTCCGTCTTTTGTTACTTTGAACATATTATTTATATTTAAAGAGCCACCATTTATTACAATATCTTTAACAGTCAGTTTTCCATCCGATGTCATTTGACTATATGCAGCTTTCCACGCTAGATTAAACGCTTCTATAAGTCCTGCGTTCAAATCTATCTTGACACCCTGCTTATTTTCAACATAATTCTGCGAATATAGAATGCCTGCTATGATGCAGTTTGCCATAAATCCTTCGCCTGTTCCAAAGGTGGTCCATATCCAGTCGCCTGATGAATTTTTCTTAGAAGCAATCTGAAATCCTGTCGTTCCTAGCGACATTGCTCCGAATGTGGGGCTGTCAGGGTCATTGTCCTCAAATAGTATCGCTCTTTCTATTTGCTTTTTTGCAATTTCCCTTGATGCTTTTAATTTCGTTTGCATCAAATCAATAAGTCCTGCGATACTCTCGCCTTTAACATTTCCAGACTCGTCAATGTTATTCAGCATAGTCTTCACACTTGATGACATGTCGTCTAAAAAATTAGCTTCATAATCACCAAGTGTAACGTTTGTATTGCACTGATTAATACAATCGTATGTAATCTTTATTGCTTTTGCTTTTGTAGATATGTTCAAATTGTCATTTTCGCAAAAAACTGTGTCTCCGAGAAAGATTTTTTCCAAATCTTTAACATCTTTGTACTCTTCATATTGCGATAGCTCTACTAAATCTACTCTGTATGTTATCACCGGCAGGTCAATTCCTGCATCGAATTCTTCTTCACATCTCTTTTTTAATGCTTCTCTTAGCATTAATATATTTGCGTAGCCTGTTTCGCTAGAAGAAGTCGTGTCTTCCGCTAACTTAATATCTGAATACTCAATCACTTTTGTATGTACAGTTGCATATTTGTTTATGTTCCCACTGTCTACCCAAGGGCTTTGTCCGTCAAGCATATATCCGTTATATGCGACAGGAATGATTCTTGTCGCTATGTCGTCATAGTTTATATCCTGCTCAACTGCTGTCATATTCTTGCCGAATCTAACAGATGCTCCTCTGTCTTGTCCTGCTGCCTTATTTATAATTATTTTGTAATTATCGTAAAGAATTTCGCCCTTCCATCTGCTCAGGAAAGAGTTTTCGTCGCTAGAGCTAATCGCTTCTATCAGATTCTTTCTGACGTAATACGCTGTTGCAATATCTTTGATGTCCGATTCTCCTGAATATCTTGTGCCCGCACACATCTTATCTAGTGCAACTTGTCCTGTACAATTCGTTGGACGAGCGTCAAGCAGCATTGTTTCATTTTTTGCATCGAAAAAAATAGGACGTGCATATGCAGTTACGTCATCATCTGTCTTATCAATGCTATAAATTCTGAAAAGCTGTGCTTCATTAAGCCAAGTATCCGCTTTTATAACCGCATCTGCCTTTATTTCGTTGAATACCTCGTCGTTATCAAGATGAGGATATACAGTAGTTAACGTCCATGTTCCATTTAATTCTGCTTCCAAATTGCAAGATTCCGGGTGAATGATGAAGTTACCGTTGAAGTCATAATTCGTATTATCTGATTTGTATAATTGAATCACTAATACCACCTCCAATTCGGAGTAACTTCAATCATGAAGCCTTCTGTTATTGCAATTGTATTATTGCCACTCTTCAGACGTAAGTCCTCGAAGCGGCCCGACATATAGGTATTCATGATTTTTCCATCTCTATATGCCAGCTCTCTTTCAACGTCAATTATCATATTCTGACCGACATTTGCTTTTACCGTCTTTCCGTTGACTGTAAGCTCACAAATGCCTTCTCCATATATCTTATAAATCGGGCATGTTTCATAGCCTTCATTATAGAGTTGTGTCGGATTTTTTAATTTTTGCTGGCCATCTTCACTGTACAAATATGGTTCGCATGTGAAGTGCGCTGTGAAATTAACCAGCTTTTTTGCCGTGACCTCTGCTGTGTCAAATGTTATTTTTTTTACTTTATAGAAGAAGTCTCTGTCGTATGAGAACGATAATTTGCCTGTTCCAGTTAGCCAGCTTTTAATTCTTCTCAAAATGTGCATGTAGTTTTCAGATATGAAATTAAATTGAATATCTATCGGTATATCTTCATTGCTTTTTTCGTCTTTGTGAAGCACTCCATCTCTGCCCGGGATAGTGACTTCTGTATATCTATGTACAGAAGTCGGGATTTTTGGTCGAGATTTGACTTTGATTTTATAATCATCATTACTTTCGTCGTTATAGTAAAGCTTTATCATGCTCCTGTCACCACCTCTTTATTCCTGTTATCTCTATTCATTTGTTTCACGATAAGTGGCGTCATTACTGTTGCCACTTTTTTCCCGCCTATGCTGATATTTGCAACTAAAGTTTTGTCGTCGGGATTATTGTTTTTCATATTTTTTTTCGAATCAATATCCGGATTCATATTTGTCTTAAGCCCAATCGCCATATCTGATGCTGCATCTTCTATCTTTGATATGTTATCTCTAATTCCTGAAGCGTATAAATCTACGAAGTCCGGACCATATTCGTCTGCATCAGCAAGTGGTCCTTCGTCCGGAACAGAGAAGTGTAAAAAGCTCTTTACTTTTCCTGCAACCTTTCCGGCTGCATCTTCAACTTTGTTTATTCCGCCCTTAATTCCGTCTACGAATCCGTCTATGAAGTCTTTTCCCCATTCTAGTGCCTTGCCTGGAAGCTCTTTGATAAACTCTAGTCCTGTATCAAATCCATCTTTTATTTTTCCAAGCCATTCGTCCACAAAGTTGTGAAATCCTTCGCAGTTGTCGTATAGAAGCTTAAATGCTCCTGCAAACGGATTGACTATAAAAAGTAGTATGCCCGCCCAGTTGTCTTTGAAAAATTCTACGATTTTTTCAAACTTTTCTTTTGTCCAGTCTACTGCTCCACCGACTTTTTCTTTTATCCAATCCCAAGCTTTGCCAACCACTTCTCTCACAGTTTCGTTCTGTGTAGCAAATACTGCTAGTCCCGTTACAAGAAAGGCTATTACCGAAGCTATAAACACCGCTGGATTGCTAAGCATTGTAGCATTTAGTATAGCTTGGGCAGTGCTTGCTCCTTCGTTTGCCAGCTGAAAAGCTCTTACTGCGTTTATGACGCCTGTTATTGTCGACACGATTTTCCAAGTCGCAAAACCTGCTGCTATTGCCGATATTCCGGCCACAAGCACGTCTTTATGATCTATCAGCCAGCCAACCTTGTCCGTTAAAAAAGTCATTCCGTCTTTAATATCCGGCATAAACGTCTCTAAAAGTGGAGCTATGATATCGAGCTGGACTGTTCGGCCGAGTCCTTCCAAATCTGACTTCATGTCATCATATCGAATCTGCTTAATATCCTCCATTTTTCCTCCGACATCGTCAAAGGAATCACCGAGTGCACTTAAGGACTCTATAAATTGTGTACCTCCGTCTTCCGCCATCGTTCCGAATGCTTTTGCTGCGAGATTCATCTTTTCCTGCTCACTTGTAGCCCCTGTGATATCTGCAACAATCTCGTTGATTACATCCTTCTGTGTCGCCTTTCCTTCCGTCCAGGCTTCAAATGTCTTTTGCGTCTTAGAAGTCCACATATCCATTGAGTCGCTTATCGTTCCGTCTGCTATTCGTGTCGTAACTTCATTAATAGCATCGTTGACCTTATCGAGATTATAAGCTCCACCATTGGCGCCATTTTTCAAAAGTTGAAAGTATTCTTTTGCTGAATATCCTGCCTCAGCAAATTTTCCCGAGTATTCTGACACATTATCGCCGAGTTCATCTGTATAGTTAAGCCCTTGTTGAGCCCCTGATGCAATTAAGTCGAACGCATCATTTGCTGTCATCCCAAAATGGTCCATCAGCGCATTAACACCTCGTAGTGTCTCTGTCATATCCATTCCGAATGTGTCCTCGAGAGTTATAGCCGACTCTGTTAGATTTTGTAACGCACTTGCATCAACTTCTCCTGTCACTTCTTTAACTTTTGCCATTTTTTCAGCTACGTCCTGAAGTGAGTCTCCGAAGTTATTTTTATAGATTGATTCGATTGCATCGTTGTATTCGCCCATCGCGTCTGCTGCAATTCCGGTTGTCGCCTGGAACATATTTGATGCCTGCTTTGCAGAACTTGATAAATCCAAAAAATTATCTTTTATTGCTCCTATTCCATTTGCAATTGCTGATGATATAAGGTCACCTTTAATAATATCTGTCATATCTAGTGTTGCTTCTCCTGCGTCATTTGCAACTTTTTTAACCTTTCCTAGTCCATCAGCCATATTTTCACCGGCTTTTTTTGCCTCTTCCATAGCGGTATTGTTTTTCTTGATTTCTGCTCTTGTTTCTGCAAAGCTCGCTTCCGCTTCCTTTAATGCCACGCGCATCTTGTTCACTTTTCGAGAGTTGCTTCCATACTGTTCTTCTGCCTTTTTTAATATTTTGTGTAATTCTACCAGTCCTGAAAATTGCTCATCATATTGATTATTTAATATATCTACTTTAGCAGCAAGTGCCTCAACACTTTTTTCATTATCTGAATAATCTGCCGAAACCTTTTTCAATTCTGCTCTGAAACCTTTTGACTCTGTCTCTATATCTTTTAATATATTGGTAAACTCTTCTTCAGCTTCTGATATATCTTGAATACTTTCGCTTGTATCTGACATTTCTTTTGACATTTCTTCTGTCTTTTTCTTTGCTTCGTCGATAGCAGAATTGTTTCGAAAAATCTCTGCTCTTGTTTTCGCAAGCGCAGCTTCATTCTTTTTTAAATCTTTTTCCCATTTTTCGAGTTTTTCTTCGTTGCCTTTATAACCCTCTCGCATTTTTTCTATTGCGTTACGCATCTCTTCAACTTTTTCAGTCTGTGTGTCGTACATTTTGTTGAGTACTTCACCCTTTGCGGTTAACGCCTCAACACTCTCTTCGTTTCCTACAAATTCAGAGGTTACAATAGTCATCTCTGAACGCAGTATACTCATCTGATTTCCAATGCTTTTAAGAGCTGCTCTAAACTCTGTTTCGCCTTCAGCTGCAAGAGTAATACCTGTCTTTTTTGTAGCCATTTTTACCTCCTTTCTAGAAATTTATCATGTCGTCAAGTGTCGGTTTGTACTCGAGTTCTGCATACGTCTTTCCAATTTTATACATTTTCAACTCCAAATCAAATGTTCGCTTGTATTGCTTGTATAATCGAAAAAACTTATTCAATGTCATATCGCCAATCTGACTTTCTGACATTTTGAGCTTTGCAGTTCCTGTGTAGTAAATCCAAGCTATAAAGTCGTTCTCTCCGACTTCTTCCTCTTCTTCCTCTATAGCCTGGTCAATTAGTTTTTTTCTGCGCCTGTGTCGAGCGAATCTTTAATAAGCGGAGTTATTAGCTCAAGCATCTCTACAAGATTTAACTGTATGTCGTCTCTTGTTATTCTGTCTTTAAGTGTGAGTCCCACTTCTTTTCTATGCTTATTTTCCAAACGAATTCCTTCATTTATCGTTTCGCAAATTGCGTCAATTAAGGCTAAGTACTGTCCTTCTCCGTTTTCTGAAATCCTTGTTAGCCAGTTTTTCATACCGCTTTCTTTTTCAGAAGCATATTTGTCTTCTAATTTTTCTATGACATTTATGTTAAGAATCATCATATACTCTCTCGTTTTTTGAACTGGCTGCGTATCAACGACATTTCCGTTCTCATCCATAGTATCCTCAAATTCTATCTTGCTTAATTTAATCTTTTTTACGATGTCCTGCATTTTTTTTCATCTCCATTCTTAAGAAGAGGGAGCAATGCTCCCTCTTAAACTATACTTCTAATATTCCAGCTTTTGTGTGCAACCACTGTATAGCTGCCGCCTCTGTGTCACATATCTCTTCTTTTTTAATGTCTCCTTTTATATCTTTGTTGATAGAGCCTTCAATTGAAATTGACTGAATTTTTGGCTTTTCACCTTTTCCTTCAATTGTTTCATCTGGTTCGCTAAATTTCACTTTCGTCAGCCAGACTGCTCTGTATTTAATCACATTGTTCCTTATGACCGGTGCAAAGAAGCCATGTCCGACATAAATACTGTTGTCATCAGCATTTAATGTGTTGCCCTCCTTGCTTTCGTCCTTTTTATGACCTAATAAATACTCCTGCATGTCATAGCTAAGCTCATTTATCTCTTCTGTGATAGTTCCGTTAATAACACTATTCAACTCTTCGTCAACGTCATCGTCTGCGTAAAGAACTGCATCTGCCTTTGTCCATTTAATGTCTGCCTTAATAGCTTTAGCCATTACTTTTCCGTCTTTATATTCCACTTCTCCTCCAGCTGTGACGCCATACTTAGCCACAACCGGGTGCTTTAATCCTATAACTGGCATTGTCATTCCTCCTTTAAATCTGTGTTTGCTAATATTTCACAGGACAGAGCAATATGATGCAGTCCTGTATCTTTTTCAAAGTCCTCCATATCTATGCTTGGATATGTAAATCCAGCTTCAAATAGCTTCCTTCGGACCTCTTTTTTGTATCTAACTGGTGATTCGTCTTTAACGTAAATGTGTATCTGTATGCTTATGTCTTCAACTTGTGGGCTATCGTCTGCATATCCTGTTCCGTTTGAGTTTTCCAGATTAAATACGATATATTTTTTCTTTTTTCCCGGATAAAAATTCGGATAAATATCCGGAATTACTTCTTTTAATGTCTGAATAATCAAGGTATTAATGCTCATATTTGCTCATCACCTCGTTAAATGCTTCTTGCGCTTTTTCTAATATGCGTGCTTCAGTTATTACGGCGATATTTTTTTGAATAGGATCAGCTTTCTGTTTGCTCGTTCCATATTCAGAGAATATGAATTTTTCCATGTTACGCTGACCGAATTTATCTTTTCCGGTCGGGCGAACGACTAGATAGTGCCCCCAGTCATTTTTCTTAACCCCGGTTGATTTAATTGAATTTATAAGAGAGCCACTTCGTCTGTGTCTCTGTAGCTCCTTTTTCTCTTCTTCAATTAGAATCGGAGCGCAGGCTTCGAGAACTTGTGGAACAACTTCGTCTGCATTCTCCAAATGCTCCAACATTTCAAAAAATCCATCGTCTATTGTGAAGTTTACCTTTGCCATTATTCCACCTCGTTTCTGGTAGCCCATATTTCTATGTATTCGTGAGCATCTTCATAGTCATTTATGTATTCAATCTCATATTCTTTTTTGTTATATTCGACAAACATTCTTCTATCGAGTTCTTTTCTTGTGTATCTGATTAGAAATCTAGCTTTTTCTGTAGTAAAATCAGCATTTGCCTTGACTGTCTCTGTTCCCGACATTCTTTTGAATGATGCATTTGCACTATGTACTAAATTTTTCTCCTTAACCGGATAGCCGTCTTCATCTTGCGTTTCTGTGTATTCGAATATCGTGATTTTTTTGTTTAATTCGCCTGGATTAACGTTCATAAGTCCTCCTATCCGATTAGAGATTTTCTATGCATATTCAAAATCGTCTCAACAGTCCTGTTGAGCTCTTTTCCTTCGACATATAACGTTCGGTTGTCATACATATCCTGACACAAGATATAAACGACGATGTACACATCTTCATATTCGTCTAATTCCTCTTCTGTGCATGACGTGTACTCTTTTATATACGCGATAGCTGCTCTTTTTGTTGCTTCAATCGTCGCCTCTTCTTTTATATCTAAGTCATCAATTCTAAGATATTCTCCAATATCTCTATTTGTAATCTCACTTACTTTCACTCTTCTTCACCGCCTTCTTTGTTGAAGATACTACTTCTTCGATAAATCCGGCATTAAGATAGTCTTCGAGAAGTGACTTATCCGCCACTTCTCTGACCTCTCCTTTGTACATTGTTATTGCTTTTCCACTGAAGCTCGTTAAAGCTCTAACTTTCATGCCGCACCTCCTACGATGCTTTCATCTTTAATGCACAAATCTTCTTCGCATCAGAAATTTTTGCATCATATTCGCAAAATGCAATGACTCCAAGCATATTTCTATCTGCATATTTTTCTCTTAAGACCTGAACTTCTACTGTCTTAGCGCCTTTTATTGTATATCCTGACAAATCAGCGAATACAATAGCTGTAGCCGATGCTGCCAATTCAGGCATTGAATCAGATACAAGTACATCACAGCCTAAGACTTTGTATTCATCGTCCTTGAAATATGGCTGATTATTTGCATCTTTTAACTTACAAATTGCTGTGTATGTTGAGTCGTTCATAATCCATACTGCGTTTGCTCTGAACTGCTGCTTTAATTTATGCTTTAATGATACCAGTTCGTCATATGTGATTGCTGTAGCCGATGCTGCTGTGATTGTGTTTGTTGTTGAAGTAATACCGGTGATTTTTCCTGTTGTTCCAATCGTGAATTCTTCCTCGAGCTTCTCAGCCATTGCTCTTGCAACTTCATTTACGACGAAATTAACAATGTCAATGTCACTGTTTGTAACTAATTTATTCGATACAAGCGCTAATGCTCCAATGACATATCCTGTTAAATCTACAGTTGTAAATTTACCAATGTTGTCCGTAAGCGCTGTGCCTTCATCTACATAGTCAGCATTGATATAGTTAGTTGAATCCTCATTGTAAACTGGGATTGACAACTTTCCATTTGTGTTAATCACATCTGCTTTTGCAAGATATGGAACCATATCTCTAACCGCTTTGATGATTCTGTCAGCAATCGTTGCAGGAACGATGCTTCCATTGTTGCCCTGAGTCATCTGGATTTCTCCAGTTCTTATCTCAGCTGTCTTTCCTCTAATCCAGTCAGCAAACGCTCTTACTTCTGCTTCTTCCTGCTTCTCTTTTGCATCGTCAGTCTTTGCGTTAGCTCCCTGACTTGTTTTAACGACATTTTTTAACTCCGCAGCTCTTTTTTCTGCATCAATAGTTGCATCAATGTCTTTAATCTGCTTTTCAGCCTCGTCAAACTGCTTCTGCTCTTCTTCTGACATAGCTCTTTTTTCTTCTTTTGCTTTTGCTACAAACGATTCCATCTGCTCAACAAGCTCTGCTCTCTTCTCTTCGAGAGTCTTTACGTCTTCAGCTCTAAATTCTGCCACTCTTTTCTTCATCTCTTCGTCTCCTTTTCTATTTTTTTGTAAATTAAAAGCACCTTTTTTCGGTGCTAACATACTATTTAACGCATAGCTGCGAGATGTATGGATCACCTCCTAAGTTGTGCCGGTACAACTTTTGTTTTTCAAATCTTTAATTCGTGATTCATATTTTGAATAGTCAATATCTTTTTCTGTCACTTCAACCACTGCTTTCGATTCTGTTGACCTTTTTTCTACTGTCTTTTCTTCTCCTGCTCTTGCTTCGATGCTTGTAGCTGAATAGCAAGGTGTCATTTCGTCATCGATGACTGATATCTCTAGTATATCCAAATCGGATACTTCACGCAGCGGAAGCTGATTGGCTCTTTCCTCGTAACTTTCTTCGTTTACATACATTCCAAAGGACCAGCCTTTCAGCTTTCCTTCTCTGGCTTTTTTCATTGCTTCTGCATCTGCTGTAACTACTGTCGCTCTGAGTCCTATCTCGTCTTCATCAAGCGTTACTGTGCCTGCTTTTGTTGATGCAAGGACTTTATCCGCCCTGTGGTCGAGTAAGGCATTGACATTTTCCGCCCTTGAAAGGGCTTTTCTCCAAGTCCCAGCTTTAATCTTTTCATTAACACGTCCTCTTTCTGTAATAAGCGGACGGCTTTCTCTCTCAACGGCATTTACATATCCCTCAATGATGACTTTGTCATTCCTGATTTCCACTTTCATCTTCTTCACCTCCTTCCATCGTTTGGCTTCCCATCTGCTGAATCTTATTCGTATTCGGTGTGTAAATTGTCTTATTTTGTAAATCATACAAAACTGTATTCAAATCTAATTTGATGTAATTGAAGTCTAATGCCGGTAAATCTTCTTTGTCTCTGACTTCGTCTAATTGCATTATATTCGAATCCAAAGCTATCTTGTAGCCTTCCATTCTGTCCTTGAAAGAGCCTCTATTCAGCTCTGCCGTATCGAACGACCAGTATCGCGTTCCCTTTTCCTTTTCAAGAAGTAAATCTCTATTCAAGCTCTCTTCAATATCTACCAAAATTGGTACGATGCAGAGCTTAACAAAATTCTTAATATCATTATCAGATGCCTCGCCACGAATCATCTTATTGCTGACATTTAGCAGCATTGACAGTTCTTCTGAATTAGTTATCTTATTCTCATTAAGCTGCATCTCAACTGATGTGTTTGATGACTCCTTGAAGTCCATTCCTTTATTTAATACAACCACATTGTCCTCGTCGTTGGAATACATGCTATTCCACGCCTTTTTTAATGTCTTTATCTGTGCGTCTGTTAACGAATATTCCGATGTGATAAATCCTCGTTTGTTTCCGCCCTTTTTTACGATTTTGTTCTCATACTTAAGCGAGTTATACGCGACTGCCAGCATCAATTTGCATTCATCAATAATAGATTTGTTTGTAAAACCATCTGTAGTATTTCGAAGCACCTTGATAAATTCGTGAGGAAAATACCTTTCTCCTCTTACCATGATGCTATATTCTTTGAATATTGCATCTTCGTTGTGGTATATTGCAATATCATCATCTTCGACAAATCTAAGTGCTTTGACTTTTGTACCTATTTTTTCAATGTATACAAATGCTCCCTTTCCAAGCAGGTAATTTTCAACAATTGCCTTTTTTAGCTGAGAGCCTGTCATATTTCCTTTAGTATCACGATTAATCAACGATACTCTTTCATCATCTTCTATCTCGGTGATAACTCCATCTTTTTTTTCATAGAGTTTTACAGGCAAACTGGCTACAGCGCCTTTTACTAAAGATACCGCCGCATTAATGCTCGGTATCTCCAGAGCTTCTGTTCGTGTTATTGTCCCTTTTCCAAGTAGAGCTGATAAGAGCAAGTCAGAAATGTTGTCACTTCCAACCTCTAGTGCACTTCTTTTTTCTTTTTTTCTAAATGGCCACATTCTCTTTTAGCCTCCTTTAACCGACCTGTACGACAAAGTTTGTTTGGCCGTACAGAATATCCTGCTCAATTAAATATGTACTATTGATATTTCCAACGACCTGGTCGACTTTTCCTGATGATTTCTTTTTATTAACATATTTGTTCTTATTCGTGTCCTCTGTACATCTTGCATTTTGAAAGTTTATTTCAAGCATCAAATTTTCCTCGTAAAAATATTTGTTGCTCAATATTTTTTCTTTTAAAAGCTTCGTCGGGCTATGAAGCACGCTAGAGTGCTGCTTTATCTCCACACACTCAATTCCGGCTGCTTCAAATTTCTGAACGGACGATATCGCATTCCATTTATCATATCCAACCTGTACGATATGCACTCCCAGCTTTTCTTCGAGTGTTAATACATAGTTCTCTACGCTCAAATAGCTTATGACTTCGTCACCGCAGGCGATGCAGCACCCTTCTTCAATGAGCCTTCTGTAGTCCACTCCTTCTTTTTTTGACTTAGCAACTACTAAGTCTTTCGGAATAAAGCCCATCGTTCTTGTATACAGGATTGCATCTTCAATCGTTGTGCCTTCATATGTCTTCATATCCACCGCTACATTATCGCCTGACATTGACAAGTCAAGTCCTATCCAGACTCTTCTTCCTCTCCACCATTCATCATTTCGAGGAATTTTTCCATTTCGGACCTTTGTAATCTCGACATATCCTTCAACTCCCAACGATTTATATTTAATATTGAGATGTTTACACAGGAAGTTTTCTCGTTTGTTTGGATACATAACCGCATCCGTACGCAAATCTTGTATTGCTTGCAAGATATATTGATTATCAACCGCCACCGGGTTGCTCTGATATATACATAAGTCGTTTTCCTGCCAGGCATCACCTTTTCGTAACTCGTCATCCGGTTCATACAATAGAGCAAATAATCGCTTATTGTCTCGTAACCCATCAAGAGTTTTTTTCGCTTTATCGACTTCATCGATCATAACGTTATTGTCAACCGGATACTCTGTCGATATAACTATTCCTAACTTGTTTTTCAAAGTTATCTGTCCGGAACGCATAGCCTCAACCGGATACGAGTCCATTGCTCCTGCTTCGTCAGCAAGGAACGCCGTCGGTAACTTACCGTCCATTTTATCTTCCGAATATGCAAGTGGGGTATACTCACTTTCTGTAAGCAGACATCTTACCTCACTTCTTAATGTTTGAAATGCCGGTTCCAGCTCGTCACTTAACGCCGGGGAAGATTTTATAATCTTCTTTATTGCGACTTGTAATTCCTTTGATAGTTTTAAATCGGGTGCAACTGAAAAGAACCTCGAAAAGCGAGGCTCTGTTAACATCATTAATATAAATATTACTGCTGATATAAATGTCTTAAAGTTTTTACGTGCGATTTTCAGAATCGCCGTCTGATAATATTTTACCTTATCATCATTTCTGCACTTTGTGCAGAAGATGGCAATAACTAGAAGCATCTCATACGACTCTAACGATTCATCAAGAGGTTTTTGCAAATCCGGATGAATCATCAGGTGTAATATCTTATTGACTTTTTCATACATTTCAATTGAGAAGAATGCTTCTTCATTTTTATCGTCAACTATGTCAAGCCATTGCTGGCATTGTAGTTTGACGTAATGTGGGACTTTTCTGTTATTACCCTGTAAAGCCCATTCGCAATATTCGATTGCATTCATCGTTAGCCGACACCTCCAAGTGCCTTTTCAAGTGCACTCGTTTTTGATTCCTGTTTCTTCGGAATTGAACGCAGAGAAGAAGCTATCGTCATGACATTTTCTTTTTCAATATCCATCAACGCTTTTCTTTTTTTCTCTATCATCTTATCAATTTCAAGCATTTTTGAAAGCATCGTGTTGATTTGTCTTGTGTACTCCATACGAATATCTATCGCATCTGAATTTGATACTTTTTCAAGACAACTTTCCATATCTTCTGTCAGCTTATTTGCTAACTTCCAAACTTCCTCACGTCGTTTTACCAAGTCTTTTTCTTCTGCAAAGATGATACAGTATCTATTAATTACTGCCTCGTAAAGCGCATCATTTTTATCAATGCTTGTTAATAATTTAGATACTCTTGCATACTCTTTTTTAGCATCTTCGTTTTCCAAAATCTCAGGTCTTCGCTTCATCTTTCTTCCTGATAGCATTCCCGCTTCTGCCTTTGCTCTGCTTGCTAATTCGGCTTTCGTTCGATGTGAACGACCTTCCATCTTTATCACTGAAGATGGTTTTGATGGTCTTGCCATGGTGCCACTCTCCTCTCTCCAATTTTGAAAATTTTTCATTTTGGGAATTTTTTGTAAAGAAAAGTGGCGCGTCAGGTGTATTGAAATCCAAAATTTTTACCCGAAAGGGGTAGGGGGGATATTTTTCAAACGATTTTGCTCGCTTTTCTTTGCATTTTGTTCAAAAACTATCTGTTTTAACTCGTTTTTTGATATCGTTCCTGCTTCTGACATTTCGTGATGCCTGCTGCATAGCGTGATAAGGTTATTCTCGTCAAGCCTTTTATCATAATTTTCTCCAATCGATTCGATATGGTGCACAGATAAGTTTTTGTAATTAAACTTATCAATAGTTCCATACAAGTTTCGTACGCATATCTGACACACATTGCTATCTCTTCTTCGGATATAATCTCTCATGTGTTGCCATTTTGCAGAGCTTCTGAATTCATCTTTTTTTGTGAATTTCTTTTTAAATTTGCGTACTGGCTTTTTGCCACAGTCAAATTTTGAATCGTGGATTTTTCCACAATATTGACAGCTTTTTAACATTCTTTTTCTCCTATGATTTGAGCCTTGCAAATATGCAAGGCTCATCTTGAAAGGACTATTAAATATGATATGTTTAGAAGTTCTACCCAACTTCTTACTCTTGTATTATACCACATCTGACTCGGACATAGTCGGACATCTTTACATTTTAAAGCTAAGTAATGCTCGTCCATGTATCCTTGTTATATTGCGATAGCTGTAATTCATCTTGACTGCTATCTCTTCCCATTGTAGTCCTCGTATGTATCTGTAATCTAGTACTGCCCTTTCCGTCTCGTCTTCAAGATCTTCAATCTTTTCAACAATCTCTTTTTGTAATTGAAATCTTTCTGCCTTTAGCTTTATCAATTTGCTTTCTATCTCAGACAATCCTACGATATAGTCACTTAAATCTCTCTTTACGTGACTGCCTGGTAATCCTGAGTAATTTACATTTGGACATACATTGTTTATAAATAGCTCCTGCCTTTGTTCTTCCAGTCTTGCTATACTTTTCTTTAAATTTATATACTGTGACAAATATCTTATCTTTTCAGCATTTAATACTTTTATATCTTTTTCTTCACCCATCTTTCCCTCCTGTCTTATCGACTAAATACTAATTCAGGGATGTTGTGTTTCTCGGCAAATTCTTTTTCAAGCGTTGCGCCTCGGCTATTCTGCCAGCCATTTAGCATATAGATACAGTTACACTTTTTTAGAATTGCTAAATCCATATCAATATAGTCTTCCCATTTTAATTTACCGCCTCCATTTATCAATGTGCATGGATTAATCGCTATGAAGCCTGCTGCCTCTATCTTCTGTTCTGCCTCTCTAAAGTATTCTTCCGCTTCTATCACTCCACTTATTGGGCCTGATATGTACACTCTTTTCTGTGCTGTCTGTTGCTCAAGCTGACACTTTAATCTTCTTATCTCTTCTTTTAAGTCGTTTACCTCTTCACATTTACTAAGATATAACTTATCTATATCCTGAAGCATTTTAGCGTTAATTTTCATCTTCTCGTCCTCCTCTTAATATAGTCTATCACCCATCAGATGCCTTACTATATCTTCTCTTTTATATCTTCCTGATATTTGCGATACTGTCTTAAATCTTTTTTCTAATCTTCTTTTATCATATCCAATTTTTTCTGCTATCTCATCTATCAAGTATGTGTCATGATTAAATGTCTTAAATAATCTGTCCTGCATTTCTCTTTTTAGTTGTAAATCATATTCACGATTGTTGTGGACTGCTGCCTTGCTTCCAGTATGATGCTCTGCACATAAATATTTATAGTTCGCATTAATATCCATTCCGCCTTGACTTCTGAATACGATATGATGCTTTTGCCCTGGCTTTCTACAGCCCGGATATTCACATGGTAGCATTAATACACCCCCTCTAACTTTTGTCTGATTTCCATTTCTTTTTCAATAAGCATATTCTTTTCTTCTAATACGCTTATTAATGACTGTTGCAGTATAGCAAGCTCTGTTATCTTTCCTTTAACTGCTGCATCTCTAATTTCCTCACAGCTCATTTCCGATAAATTAATCAATTTCTTTGTCCTCTTTTTTAAATTCTATTTCGTATTCATGTATAGATAGCATATCTGCTATCTCTCTCCATTCATTTGCATATTTTATTTCTTTTCCGGACTTGTTTAAAAAGCCGTTTTTCCTCCATTTTTCTACGGACTGTAGCGATATTGTTACATATCCTGCTTTTAACTTAAATATCAAGTTTACCGGCTCAATGATATGCTTTAGTCCTTCCTTTATGCACTTGACATATGCAAGATTTAAACTGTCGTTATTTCTGACAACCTGATAGTTTCGTCTTATCACCCTGCTTTCTCTTTTAACTGATAGTGTGACTATTGATATATACTTTTCAACTTCGACTTCAAGCGTTACTTTCTGCAAGCGCTATCATCTCCTTTATCCTTCCTTCTATCGTTTCTATGCTTGTTGAAAACTCCACAGCTATTTGCTTGTGGCTCCAGCCTGCGTTCAACAATGCTCTTAGCTTTCCATAGTCAAATGCGTAGTTATGTTGCAGTAGCAATATGTCTTCGCCTTTTTGATATTTATTATATAATTTTGCCATCGTTCCAGGCTTTCTTCCATATGCTTTATCTATGCTATCCCATTTGTAGCCTTCTTCTCTTAAGTGCTCTACGTTTCGCATGTCATCTTCAGTTATCTTTTCACGATATGTCTTAATCTTTTCTAATTCCGGAAGTTCGATTTTTACGTGCTTCATCGCTATATATGTCATCTCCTTTCATTTGCTCAATATAAATCTGTGTAGCACATTCTAGAACTTTATCTTTCACGTCAGACGTTCCTGTGCTGTAACGTTTATTGAAGCTTTTTATAATCATTGCAACTATTTCATCAAAGCTCATCCTTTCCACCTGCCTTTACTATCTCGATTGCTAAAGCTATAGTCTGTTCTTTTTCAATATATTTCAGTCTTTGTGCACCGTCATTAATTGTCAAACATAATTCTGTTGCTCTCTTCTTTACTTCTTCTAACTGTTCCACAACCTTATCTACATCATAAGCTATTGATTCTGTATCAATCACATTCTGTGCTAATTTCAGTAAATCTTTCGCAAAACTCTCAACTTCATCTTCATTTACATTATTCAGATATGTAAGATTATGTTTTTCTGCTAAATCTCTAATAGTTTCTTCTGTTCCACTTGTTTCTAAGAAGAAAAAATCTTTTACAGAATCTGCATCAATTAATCTCATTCTTCATTGCTCCAATCTAATTTTTGTCCACAATGGTAACACCACTTTGCAATCCCTGTTCCAGTAAATCCTAATTTACAAATCGGGCAATAATATGTATTAACATACCTAATCACTTGTTTTTCACTCTTAATAGGTTTCTTTGGAATCTGCTTTTCAAGTGCTTGCAGTGCCATATCTAATGCTTCATTCAAACTATAGTAACCATTTGTGGGCTTGTTGTCTTTTGTTGCTTCACTTTCTGATTGAAGCCATTTTAATGCTACTTCTTTGTTTTCCTTATCACAATTAAGACCACAACCTGGTGCAAAGCTATCGCAATAATCAGCACAATCAAAATCTGTATTTGTAATAAGCTCTGCTAACTCTTCATCCGACATATTCCTTATTCTGTCGGCATTGGTGTGGGTAGTTTCACGATTCTGTATATTTGCAGATTCTGCAATACCAGTTATCGTATTCGCATAGTAATTTACCAACTCATTTTTATCTATATTGTGTTTAGCTGCCATTTCGCACAATTTATCTAAAGTGTCATCAACTATGCATCCTAAGTCATTCATTTCTTCATTTGTCGGTCTGTATTTTTTACCCATTTTCTTCGCCTTTCTTCAACTTCTCTGTCATTTCATTATCTCCTGGTTAAATGGTAATCCCTCATCATCTACGCCATCAGGGATATTCATAAAACCATCGTTATCTACATTTGCAGGCGGTTTTCTCTCACCGCCTGCACCTGCTGCCTTGCTCTCAGCAAATTCCACACTCTCTGCTACAACATCTGTTGTATATACTTTATTTCCGTCACGATTTGTATAACTTCCTGTCTGGATTCTTCCCTCGACTACAAGTTTTGTTCCCTGATGACAATACCTTTCGATAAATTCACCGGTCTTACCAAATGCAACACATGAGATAAAATCTGCCGTCAGCTGCTCTCCGTCTTTCTTAAATCTTCTATCTACCGCTAATGTAAATCTTGCAGCACACATCTGTTGCTGCGTGTATCTGACGTCGGGATCTCTTGTGAGTCGTCCCATCAAAATAACTTTATTCATTCGCATTTCCTTTCTGCATCTCTATTCCTAAGATGCTATATCCCTCTTCAAGTCCTGTCTGCTCTTCAAGTATGTAAATTATGTCAACACACTCTTTACGCCCTGTTGCGTCGCCTGCTGCCATTTCGATAAGCTCTAACGTATCTCCAATTCTGTATCTATATGCATAATTCCTCAAAAGCATAAATCTTTTTGTCTTTTTAATAACTACCTCATCGTATTCAACAGTTCCAACAGGTATTTCGTGTACTATCTCCTGTTTTTCGCTTGGTAACTGCTGCATCTTTTCTTCATCTGCTTTTTCCTTTAATTTCTTCGCAGTCTCTCTATCAATGCGTGCCTGTTCTTCGTTGTATCTCTGCTCATCCGTCTTTTCTGCTTCTGCTTTATTTATGTATTCATTGCATTCTGTCGTTATAGTTGACTTCTGACCGCATGAGGCATTGTGTAAGCATGAATAGCATATCGAATTCATCTGTACCGGTTCAGGGCAGAACTCTTCTGTTTTTACTTCTGTTTTTTCAGTTTCTGTTGATTTTTCTACGGACTGTAGCGGTTGTGCCGGTACAACTTTCGCTTTTTCAGGATAGACTTCTGAATATACCTTCATAAACACCATAGATGCTATTAATTTTTGAAGTTCTTCAGCTCCTCTGCTCTCTTTCTCTCTCGTTCTGACACTTATAAGCGTTATCTCCTTTTCTGAATTCAATAGATGCAACATATATCTTCCTTTTCCGAGGATTCGGGCAGTCAGTATATTATCCTCTGCTGGTGCAAGAATTTCGAACAAGGCTTTTATACTTGTACACTTTGCTAATTCTTTAAATACCTCTTCTTTGTCTTCGAGATAGTAGTATATAAATGCTTCTAAATTGTCCGCGAACTCTTTTTCTTTCGTTTCACACATTACTTCGATAGCTGATATAGCCTGTTCAGCTTTTACCTCTTTCTTAACTTCCTGTATCTGCGTTCTTGTCATCTCCGGAGATAGCTCATCTGCTATCTCTTCCGGAATACTTAACATTTCAGCTAACTTTGTAAAGCCAAATTCTGTATATTTACTTGCTAGCGTCATTGAGTACCCATTTTCGGAAAATCTGTCGTTAATGGCTATATATCTTGATACAATATCTTTGCTAAAGCCATATTCCGCCTTTGCAAATTCTGCTACAGTCCTATAGCCTGATTCTTTTAATATATCTGTGTCTCTTGCCACTTTTAACATATAGCCTGCTGCCACGAAGTCATTCACCTGTCTTTTGAAGTTATTGTCTAACTTCTCTTTAAAATCTGCATAGCTTGCAAATTCCTGTAATTCTGCTTTTAATTCTTTCATATTTTCCTCCTAGCTTGCTTTCTTTTTTGATTTCTTTGTTTTTAAATATTCAACATACTTATCCAGATATGGTTGTGTTGTCTCTTTTGTATTCTTTTTGTCATATGCTTCATACCACTGATGTATCTCATCGTCTTTTATCTCTATTGTGATGAATGGCAGCTCTGGGCTCTCTTTTTTTCTCATCAGCAAAATATAGCTTTCGCCTTTATCATGTTTTCTTAAGTATGTGTCACCGTTGCCTACGCAATGATGCTGCATTCGTCCTTCGTCTATGATCTCTGATGCATCTTTCACAGGACGTATGATGTATTCGCCCTCCGAATATGAATATATTCGTGATAGTCTGTTGTATTTTTTTTGAATATTCGGAAATTTCTTCATCACTTCCTTTTTTCGTATATCTGCTTCTCTTTCATTTGATTCTATGACTGCTTTATTGTGAGCATCTTGCAAATTGTGTGGAAACAATATAATGTCATCTGTCATGTCATATTTCAGTTTGCTTTTCATATTCAGATAGTCTCTGTAAAAAGTGAGTGCGTTTGTGAGTTTGTTTTCTTTCTCCTGTTTCTCTATATAATTCATCATTTTCCTAAATTTGACGAATTTCATAATATCTTTTATCTCTGCTAATGTCAGACTTGCTCCATATCTTAACATTTGATTTAATATTTGTTGAATGTCTGTGTCATTCATTTTTATATCTTTCTCGCGTTCTATTTGCAGTATATAAAGTATTGGGTTGCTACCTTCCTTCTTTTTGTATTGCTGTACTCGATGCGATTTTATCTTTAAATAGTCCGCTATATTTGTTGCTTTATAATTATAACAACTGCTGCCTTCTGCTACTGCTTTAGCGGTATGTACCCAGCCTTTTTTCAGCAGTACCTCTATTTCTCTGTGCTTAGAATATGCTTCTAAATATTTAACAATGTCTAACCACGTCTCCGTCTTCTTTTTAAACTCCGAATAGTCTGCATACCTCAGATGACTTCTTCCTATTTCTTCCGCTCCGCCTGGCGACATCTCTTCACCGCCAGGAACTCCCAAGTATCCATAATATCCGGCTGACCTCCAATTGTCTTCGTGAGAGTAGCCTCCCCAGCTATATGCCTTTATCATTTTTTTCGCGTCTTTGTCGAAGAAATAACATATCTCATCTCTAATCTCTATTTCTTCTACCTGTCCTGGGGCTATTCGTTTGAATATCTTTATGACTTTAATGCAAAGCCCATCTTCATACGTTATCGCGTCATTTACATACCTTGTTACATACTCTGTTCTGGCGCGTCCTATCTGCTTGTATCTGGTCTCTTTCCCGCAATGGTTACAGTATTTTAAATTTCCAGCGCTGGGCTTTGTGATTTCTCCAAAATCTTCGCCGATTTTTATTCTCTGAAAATGACCGCATATTGAGCACTGCATTTCTGCCTTTATCCCTTTATTTTTGTAGTACATATAGTTATCTGTATGCCTGTAGATGTAGTCTTTAGCCCATTCTTCGAAGTCTTTAGAATGTTTACCTCTGACTTTTTCTATATGCTTATCAATGTTCTCCTGAGTTTTTCTTGCTCTTTCATCTTTTACTCTGCCTGTGTACTTTTCCTGAATATCTCCAATATATGACATTCCTTTTGTGTATTGATTAGATTTCCGGCCAGTCATTTCTTCAATTGCTGTCTTGCTTTTATCAGATATATAGATACCATTGTCTCCTGTTGGACCAAAGTTATTGCACCAGTACTGATCTTTGACTTTTTTGTGTGACCATTCTTTTGTCTCAGGATGATAATTTATCCAATTTTTATCGTCAAATACAATCCTTACTTCTGGAATATTGCAGTCGGCATTATAGCAGTCGCACACAAGAAGCTCCCCGACACGCTCAGCCATTATTCCATATTCATACCCGTTTTTTATATGTTTGGCCAAATATGGTATTTTTAAAATGTCCCTTTTTTTAAGCATTTGTCATCACTCCTCGTAGTATTTTTTTATGATTTCTTTTGCTCTTCTCATTCCAGGTATTCCGAGCTTACATTGCTTTGTAATGCCTGCTGCCTTTTTGATGTCTTCATCTATATCCTTGCAGTTCTTGAAGCTCCATTCGAGCAATTTACCTATACAGCCTTTTACTGACTTCTTTGATTTTTTCACGTTGCGACATATCACATCGCTTTCCATACATAAATACCGGATATACTCTATCCAGTCTTTCATTATCTCCTCTGCATTCAGCTCTTTTTCTTCAAGCTGTAGCTTTCCAAGCGCTGCTGATAAATCGTTGCTCAGCTCGTCAATATCTCCATTGATGTAATCCGTTACATCGTCCTCGTCGATTCCATTTTCGGCAGCTAAATTATAGAGTGACTTTGTGTCTCCCTCTTCTTTTAGTCCTGCTGCTGCCTTATTCAATTCCACACTGCTTTCAAATTCGCCAAAATCCTTCATACTTCAATCTTCCTTTCTCTGTTTTCATCCACGTCAAAAACGTCATTCCAATTTCTTAATTTTTACCATCGAATAAAATTGATAGCGGTATCCGAATTCGTTAATACCCTCTACCACACTTGATTTATCTATGTAATAGCCTGCGCGTGGCTTTATTTCTTTTCTGAATGTGTTTGCCCGGACAACCTCAACTTTTATATCCGGCTCAACAAGGTTTCTCGAACACCGATACCTTTGCTTTTGATGAACTTTCTCTCTAAATGTCTTGTCCGTCTCTTTGACAAGATATTCTGCAAGTTCTCCCAAACTCTCCTCTTCATACAGTGGAGTGAAGTTCGGATGTCCGTACTTCCAGTAGTAGCATATCAACTTCATAGTGTCCGGTATGCCATTTATGACTAGGTGATGATGTATCGCCTTGTTTTTGTATTCTGTCACTATAATGTATTTAAGGTCATATCCTCTTTTCTTATACTGACGTCTTATATTTTGTATAAAATTTTTCAAACGTCTCTTTGCTTCGTCCGGATCAGGACGCTGGTCTTTTTTATATGTCAGAACTAAATGGTAGTCGTCTATCTCATTGAAGTTCGCTTTTATCTTCCAGCGTAACTTCTTTATAGCCTGTCGCCTGTTTATTACTTTCATTTCTTCCGGGGTGGGCGTCCTCTTCTTCTGTGGCTTTCCTTTCCACCCATATTTTCCTGAGAAAACTTTTTCTATCTCTATTGAATTTTTAAACTTTATTACTTTTTTCAAATATGGCATTGTCATCTTCCTTTTTAGTCTAAAGATAATATGAATATCAAGTTGTGAAAGGGGCTTTGATTCCCCTGTTTTTCTTGACTTTTTCGAGACAATGCTATATACTATATTTGTGTTTGATTTATCACTTTTGTGATAATGTTTGAGATGGTAGAGAAATCTATCATCTCATTTTTTTATATCTCTTCTTTCAAGCTCTTTATCAACTTGCAAATCATATTCTTCTCTTAATTCCAGATACTTTTTGTGCTGCTCTTCTCTTGTATTAAATGAAAAGAGCACCGTTCGTCTTATTCCGTCATATCCAACAGCCACGACATCAAAAAAGACTTCTCTTGTCGCCGGCTGTACACTTGCCACCTCAGCAAGATACAGGCATTGTTGTGTCCTGCCTATCTGGTCATTAATAAAAATCACTGCCACCACTCCTTTTCAAGCTCTGCTGCTCTTGTCAAAATGTATGTGGCATATTCCGTATGCGTGTCCTTTTTTCTATCTGCATACGCACGCCCACCGTTGTATGCGTTTAAAACCCATTCCATATCAGGATTTTCGTCCAACAGCTCCAGCAGATAGTCAATTCCTACCTGTATGTTTTGCTGACTGTCCCATAAATCGGACAGTCCCAGTTCTTCCATTCGTTCCTGATGCCATTTTTCCTGTATCTGCATCAGGCCAATGCTTTCTCCGGCATCTCCAACGGCATATTCATCATAGTCTGATTCCTTTTCTATGACTGCGAACACAACAAATGGAGATATATGTCTTTCATATGAATATGACATAATCCACTGCTGCATCTCTGCACTCAGTTTTACGTCTTCCAGCTTTTCTATGTATGACTTCTCTGCCTTTACTATATCCAACGTGGCAGACTCTATATCGCTTTCTTCCTGGTGTGTCACCTGCTGCTCCGAAGTATAAGCTTCCTGAGGTTCTTCACGTCTTGTTAGTTGAATATATACTGCTACGAGGCATAGAAGCCATATTCCGATGATCAAGTCGTATAATTTCATAGCGCATCTCCTCCGAAGTCATATATTAATCCGAGAACAGTATCGCTGTTTAATATCTGTAAATATGGATAGTCCTCGCTTGGCATAGATAAACCATACATTCTATCCATATTGAATTTTGGAATTCCGACATGAGATGGCATTGCTATCTCTCTATCTGTTAAATTTTTCCAAAGATTTTTTATTTCTCTTGCAGTTCCGATGATTATTTCATCATCATTTATTATTATTCTTCTCATATGCTCGTCCTTTCTTTGAATGTTGAAATATCGCATACTTTATAGTATTCGCAACATTTACATCTGCATTTTTTCTTTTTATATCTGCTGACTAATTTACAGCAGATATTAGCTATGAGTTCTTTCATTCTTATTCCTTTCTTTCTTTGCAAAGAGTGGGATATGCCGGAGTCGAACCGGTTTGTTTGAGTTATCTTAGTAATGTGGGTTAAATTTTTTTATGTAATTGGTTCATGAAATAATATTTTTAGAGGTTTAAATGTCATTGCGCCCCAGGCGCCTCCATATCCCAAGTGCCACATTAAATAAATGTGGCTTTATTCCATTACTGGGTGGTTTTCTATCCACCTTTCCAAATCACTCCCTCTTACCTGCTTCTTGCCATTAATCAGCAGGCAAGGGAGTTCTTTTGTGTTTACGAGCTGATACACGAATCCCGGATTGCATCCTATCAACTCAGATACATCCTTGATAGTGTAAAGTGGCTTATACGGCGTTACCATTTGCAGCCTCCTTCTTTTCTCTTATGTTAATTGTCATTGCCATTCCTTCTCCGAGTCCCAATAGATAAGACTTATCCTCTTTCGAGAGCTTTGGGAGCACATTTGCGAATGTTTCTATTATCTGTTTTTCCTTATCTAACATAAGTTCCAACTCCTTTCTTTGTTGTTTGTATGACTATTATATGCTATTAAAACACGTTTGTCAATAGTTTTTGTTGTTTTAATTTCTTTTTGTTGTTCTAATGACATTTTTCCTTGACTTTTCAGTACTTTTGAACTATACTATATGTAGAAAAGAGGTGAATATATTGCATGAACGAATAAAAAAAATTCGAAAAGAACTCGATTTGACTCAGCAAGAATTTGCTGACAAACTAGCTGTCAAAAGAAATACAGTTGGACAATGGGAGATCGGTCGAAACAGTCTTACAGATTCGGCAATCTTATCTATTTGTAGAGAGTTTAATGTCGATGAGACGTGGCTGCGCACAGGCGAAGGTGAGATGTTCAAAAAAATCTCGAGGGAGCAGGACATCGCTCTTCTGACTAAGCAACTTCTTGATGAAGAAGAGGACAGTTTTAAAAACAGATTGATTTCTGTGCTAGCTCATCTTCCAGTCGAGAGTTGGGAAGTATTAGAGCAGATAGCTGTTGCTCTAGCAGACAAGAAAGATGATAAAGAAGATTAAAAAAAGGACCAGCATTGAGCTGGTCCAGCAAATTAAGAGGTTAATGTCATAAGAAGTACGTAGATATAATCTACATATTTATCATTCGTACTTTCGATTAAAGATTTAATCTTTTGTATTTTTTCTTCTTTACTCATAAAACCTCCTTCTCCATCCTGGCATGGACGAATTATAAAAAATTATACTTGCCAGGTTTATTATATATTTTTTATCAAGAAAAATATATAAATTTTGGAATATTTCCAATATTTTGGAAATCGGAGGTCGTGTATTTACAGATGGCTTAAAAATCGTTTAAAATTGTTGAAATAATTCAGTTATTTCACAGTTCAAAGCAACAGAGATTTTTTCAAGCTGAAGAAGATTAGGCGAAGTCTTTTCATTCTCAAAGTTATTGAGAGTGCTTTTGCTGATGCCTGTCATCTTCGAAAGCTCAACTAGAGTTATATCTCTCTTCGATCTCTGCTGCCATATAAGCATCTTTATCATCTGTAAATACCTCGCACATATTAATTATAGTATAAAATTCGATAATGTACATTGTTAAATGTTGGAACGGAGGGATTATTTGAAGAATAAAGAGAAAGCAACTATTAAATTAGGTAACAAGATGTACACTAGGAAGGCGGTTAGGCGATATGAGCGAGCGTTCATTGCAATCGGAACTGTCGCCGCACTGATTGGATTATTTTTCGCATCAATAAGCATTGGCTTTTTAATATTTACATTGCTTATTACTGCATTTACATTTTTTATTGCTTATGCTTATCATACAGCAATAAAAGCTGATATTAAGCAGGACGCTGAACGTAAGCGAGAAGCAGATCGCGCTATTGAAACTTTCGAACGTGCAGATGCTGAATTTCAAGAATTACAAAAAGAGCTTGCAGCCCAGCTTGCAGAAATTGATGCTCAATCTGATGCTGAATCAGAAGTTAAAGAAAAATCTAATGAGTCTAATAAAAATTTCAGGTACGAGAAATTCTACGTCGCAGGCACATATTTCCGTCAGGACAATATCCTGTCGCTTCCTCATATCAACAACGAGCTCTATCGTTCATCTTCAGTCAAAAAATATGAGGATAACTCTTACTTCTTAGATGACAAGGTATATCAATTCGATTTTAAATATTATACATTAAATTTAAACGTCGAGCATGAGCCGGATAATCCGGTTAATCCTGATGCAATGAAGGTATGCATCAACGATATTCACGTCGGATATATTCGAGATGAGGACCTCGACCGTTTCGATGAAATTGCAAACATCGGCGTTCAAGGTGTTGTCATAGACATTTTAGGTGGCAATTATAAATTCATCGACTTGAACGATGATGGCGATTATTTTGTAAACAGCGGCGAAGAGCAGTTTTATATTATTTTAACTTTTAGATTGTAAAAAAAGAAAAGCCCCTGCTGCAACAGGAAGCTTTTCCTAAACCGGTGTCTGTCATTTGACTAATTAATTATACCACAGACACACCATTTTTTCAATTTAGGTGTGTTTTTTATACTAATTTTTTTGTTGCACCGGTACAACTTAATCAAATTTAGAAAGGATGATTAAATTGGCAGAAGTTACTACAATGAAGCGTGGCGACAAGTGGCAATACCGATTTGAAGCCGCTAAAATAGATGGAAAAAGGCAACGCATAAGTAAGTCCGGATTTCGCACAAAAAAAGAAGCTCTTGAAGCTGGAACGAAAGCTCTTGCTGAATACAATCAATGTGGCCAACATTTCGTTGCGTCAGAAATAAGCTTCTCTGATTATCTTGATTATTGGTTAAATAACTATTGTCTTATAAATTTGAAGCAAACAACTTTTAATTCTTATGCCAAGCGAATTAATAACCATATTCGTCCTGCGCTGGGTGCATACAAATTAAAGAGTTTGACTCCGTCTATTTTACAGGAATACATTAATAACTTTTTTAATTCTGGAATAAGTCGCAACACCTTATCATGCGTGAAGGGTTTGCTTTCCGGATGTCTTACTTACGCTGTTGAGCCTCTTCATTTTATTCAAACAAATCCAATGTTGTTTGTCAGACTCCCCTCGCCAAGGGCTGTCCCGAGCGTTCCTTCCAACTTCAAAGAGCGACGTGTGTGTACTAAAGAAGAGATTGATAAGATTTTCGAGCGCTTTCCCTACCCGCATTCTGCCTATATACCATTGCAGTTAGCATATAGATGCGGGCTTAGGTTAGGCGAGGCCTTTGCTCTGTCCTGGAATGATGTCGACTTTGACAAGCATACTCTGTCAGTCAATCATCAGATTCAAATGAATGAGACTACAAAATGCTGGACTTTTAGTCCTCCAAAGTACAATTCCGTTCGAACTATACGTATTGATGATTTCATGTTTGATTTGTTGCAAAAACATAAATTTTTTTTAGAAAAATCTGAATTAATTTATCAGGAATACTTCACACATCTTTACATTAACGCCAAGAACGAGTTGAATTCATCCGAAGGCGAAGAGATTAAGTTAATTAATGTGCGGGAAAATGGAACTTATATACAACCTCGAATAATGCAGCACGTATCTCGCGTTATACACGGAAAGACATCTGAGCCAGCAATTAGTGAAGATTGGGATTATCACAGTTTGCGGCACACACATGCTACTATGTTACTCGAAGCAGGTGTTAACCCCAAAGAGGTCCAACATCGGCTTGGTCATAAAAACATCAAAGTCACTCTCGACATATATAGTCATTTCACAGAAAAAATGGAAGATGAGGCCGTAACTATTCTTAATGAATTGTTTTAA